ATTTCGTTTAAGTGTCTATCGTTCATCGTGTAACTCCTAAGTTAATTATTAAATACCATATCTTACCATGATAAAGGGGTTATTTGCAACACTTTTGCATATATACGGTCGAAATATATTTTAGTGTTGTAAAAACAAAATATGGGCATAAAAAAGTGTAAAAGTGTAACGAGTCAAAAAAATATTGTTAAAAACATTGGAAAAGCAGTACTTACAGAAGATAAAACTCGTTACACTACTCGTTACACTTAGGGTGTTTTCGTTACACTTTTTATGTAACGAATCTAGCATTCTGACCGATAAAGGTTTAAAAAATCAAAAAACTATTTATCTTTTTAGATTCGTTTAGTATATATAGTGTTATGGCAAGTAAAAATAAAATTGAAAAGATAGAAGAAGAACATAATCGTAAACTTACTAATAGACAAAAAGAGTTTGCTAAATATTTTGTAGAGGGAATTTACAGTAATGCAGAATGTGTTCGCAAGGCAGGATATTCTGATAAAAATGGAATTGCTAGAATTCAAGCACATAAACTTTTAGATCCAATTGTTTTCCCTCATGTTACTGAATATATAAATGAACTACGTGAAGAGAGAGAAAAGAAATATGGTGTTACTCTTTTAGGTCAATTAAAAAGATTTAAAGATCTAGGAGATAGAGCAGAAGAAGAGGGTCAATTTACTGCAAGTATAAATGCAGAAAAAATTAGAAGTTCTCTAGGTGGTCTTACTACTGATAGAAGAGAAACAAATCACTATCATGCAATTGACGGAATGGATAGAAATGAAATTGAAAATAGATTAAAAGAATTAAGAAATAAACACCCACAAGCATTTATAGATGCAGAGGTAATAGATGACACAAAAACCAGAGGCTCTTCTGTGGAGCAGAGTAAAAAAAAATCTCCCAAGCAAGTGGCACATAACAAGAATTGAAAACCGTTTAGGTGGTGGAGTTCCAGATGTGCATATATGTGCAAATCATTTGCCGTTTTGGATTGAACTAAAAGTAACAAAAACTAACAGAGTTTCTATCTCTGCTCAACAAATTGCTTGGAATTACGGGTATTTTAAATCGGGGGGTGTAAGTTTTTACTTGGTTAACCCCCTCTCAACCTCGCACCTATATTTATTTTCGGGGGAATATGGTCGGGAGTTGGCGACCAAAGGACTCGGGTTCGTTAATATCGGGTCGGGGCAAATGAATTCGGGTTCGGGGATACCTTGTTTATGGTCGGGGAACGATTTTTCGGGATTAATAGAAACCATAATAAAACATACATCAAATCGGGTCGGAATTTTTGAGCCAATATTCGGGGTCGGGGGTCAGGATAATAATTTAATCCAAAGCCCGGATATTTTAGATTAGGAGTCAGTATGTATCCGGGCCGGGTCCGGGCCGCTAATGTTGCCGCTCGGAATTAGTAAGCCAGATTTCTTAGTGTTTAAGAAATCCGACAATTGTTTTTCTGGTATTAACTGAGCAAAGTTTGCATTGCTTACAAGTGAGTCCTTTAGTCTGACTTAAACACATTGCAACGGGTCGTCCATCTGGAGTCGCCGTTGTATGTTTATCAACTACCACGGCAACGGGGAGTCCGTGCTTTGCTAATTCGTCGGCGTGTTCTAGATTGTTAGCACTCAAGTTAATAGTAAACCCGTTTTTATTAGCTTTCTTAATAAGATCTATATTCTTTTTATATTTATGTTTATGAGTAAAACAAATTACACGACGTCTATTATTTGCTTCAACTAACTGATCTAATTTTTTTTCGTCAATAGACTCGTTGTCGTCGCCGTCGTTAGGTAGATCTCCGATTTGGTTATGTCTCCATATATCCACAGACTCGGGAAAGTTTGCAATTGCTTTCATAGTATCGTCCCAACTATTGGAAAAATTTTTTTTCCATCTTTTATTAAAACCCGTTTCAGTTTCTCCCCATACTATAGAAGTATGATATTTTTCGCCGTAGCAATCGCCATTTTTTAATGGGCAAGAGTCGGGACACGATTTTCGTTCAGTTGTCGTCGTCGGCATTTTACCGAGCTTTTTGTTTTTACTTTGTAAAGTTATACGTATTTTCATAAATGACTCCTATCATTGTTATAATATTATTTTACCATAAAATACCATATATACAAAACTATTTTTTAATCGGGTCGGGGTCGGGTCGGGATCTTTTCGGGGTTCGGGGTCGGGGTTTAATTTATAATAGTAAAGTAAATATAATATAAAATTTTGGATAACCAATTTTTTAATAGAACCTGGTTCTATTAAACGGGAATATTAAATATTCCCGTTCATAACTTCTTTTATATATTTAATAAGATCTTTTTGTTTTTTAAAAGTCTTTGAGTCGCTAGTATCATCATTAAAAAATATTTCTATATAATAATTACTAGGTATTTCTGAATAAACATCACAGTTAAATAATAGATCTATATTTACTTTACCATTAAAAGGCTCTTCAAAATGCAAATAAAATATAGGTTCAATATCATTATTTCTTTTATGTATGTTTCCATCGTCGTTAAAAGAATTTTTTAAAAACTCATCAAAGAACACGGGAGTCAAACCTTGCGACTCCACGTGTGTATATACTTCTATGTTATTCACTAACAGACTCCCTTAGCAAACATTTTTTTAAACTGATCTTTTTCGGCTTTCATAACTGCTTTTGAAATATGCCCTACTGCATGTTGTTTAATAGCATCTTCAATTAATTCTGATTTTTCATTAAAAAAATATTTACCCATTCTAGAAAAAATAGCTTTCATAAATGGTTCTTGAAAAAAAGACTCATTTTCACATTGAAATGATAAAGAAAGTTTTACTAATTTTTCGGCTTTCCTAAAAGCATCTAGTGTAGGCTCTTGATTTTTTGTGAATTCATCAATAATTAAAGTTGCTATCAATTGATGTTCTTTTATATCTTTTAATCTATCGGCATTAAAAGACATATCGTTGTCTATTATATCTTGCTCATAAGTATCAGAGTAAGTAAAGATAGCGTTTACTGTTACGTTTATTTTATTTTTCATAATGACTCCTATTTCATTTGATTAAAAATATATTATCCCATATAATAGTATTATAATCAATAATAAAAAGGAGTCATTATGAAGTTATTTACTAAAGAAATAGAACAAAGATTAATTAAAAATTTTAAGGCAAATGAAAAAGACGGCGAATTAGATTTTAAAGTTGTCTGTAAACTTTTCAATCCCACGGGGATCGGTACGTGGTATTTAACTGAATTAGATCCTAATACTAATATTGCTTATGCTTTGTGTTGCTTGCATGAGTCTGTATATGGTTCAGTGTCAATTCAAGAATTAAAAGAATTAGTTTTACCTATGGGATTAACTATAGAACGAGACAAATGGTTTCCTATAAATAAATACACGGTTGACGAGTGTAAAAAGTTTGAGCAATAAAATGAATTTTGAAAAATACTCAAGAATTTTAAAATTTTTTAATAGCATAATAGATAATGAAAATGAGCATTTCGAAAAGAGATATTATTGTATTAAAAAATATAATGAGTTAGCGACTCAATGTGGGTTGAAAAAAAGACCTATAAAGAATATACTTACTTTCTAAAAATAATAATATCTCTCTATTTTTAAACCCGATCTTAATAGGTCGGGTTTTTTTTCGGGTCGGGAAAATCGGGTCGGGGTCGGGGTTTTATTATCATTGATAATAAAAAGACTATTTAATAATAATGTAATAATAACTATTGGAAAAATTTTTCCAATACTTTTAATTTATTCTTTTCTGTTTAATAAATTATTATGGTAGATAATGGGATAATATATTGACATTTTTTAATTTATAAACTAATATCTAGATATTAATCGAATCAACGTTTAATAAAACAAAAAGAAAGTGAGAAAGTTATGAGTAAACAAATAGAAAAAATAAGTAATAGTTTAAAAAGACATATGATAATTATATAAAAAATAGAGGAAAAAAAAGAAGTTATCAAATATTTAAATTCTTTAGATAATTATAAAGATACTAAAGACACTTTAAAAAAGACTATGA